CGAGGGGCGGTAAAAAAGTCGACCCCTCTCCAACTGGAAACCAGGCGCAGAGTCGTTTTTTCACATCCACAAAATGAAAAGCTGACCTATGGCCCGCCCCCGCAAGCCGTCGAACGTGCTCGAGCTGAATGGCGCGTTCAAGAAGAACCCGGATCGCGCTCGAGAGCGCGAGAACGAGCCGCCGCCGGTGGGTGACATCGGCGATCCGCCGGAGCATCTCGATGAAGGCGCTCGCGCATGCTGGCTCGAGCTGGTCGGGCTCAGTCACGAGGGAGTTCTCTGTGCGGCGGATCGTCTGTTCCTCGAGTACGGCGCCCGAGTGCTGTCGCAACTGCGCAACTCCGAAGAGATCGACCCGAAGCTCGGGATCCGCTTCGAAACCGTCTGCGCGCGACTCGGCATGACACCGGCCGACCGTTCAAAGGTGTCGGGACGGAAACCGAATGGCGAAGAAGACCCCTACGCAGAATTCGCTGCCGCCGGAGGGGCACGCCAGTAAGGCGGAGTGGTACGCACGCCAGGTTCTCGCCGGGAAGATCCTGGCGTCGCAGTATGTGAAGCGTGCGGCTGAGCGTCATTTCGCTGACCTTGAGCGTGCGAAGTCGAAGGCATGGGGCTACGTCTTCGATCCGGAGGCGGGCGCGCGTGTCTGCCGGTTCATCGAGTTGCTGCCTCACACGAAAGGGAAGTGGGCCAGCAAGAAGGAGACGATCAAGCTGCAGCCCTGGCAGTGCTTCCTGATCGTGGTGCTGTTTGGGTGGTTGAACAAGGCCACGCGCAAGCGCCGCTTTCGGAATGTCTATTGGGAGATTCCGCGTAAGAACGGGAAGTCGATCCTTGCCGCTGGCATCGGCCTCTACATGCTCACGGCCGATGGCGAGTTCGGTGCCGAGGTGTATGCGGGCGCCACGACGGAGAAGCAGGCGTGGGAGGTGTTCAAGCCCGCCAAGCTGATGATGCAGCGGAGCGAGAAGTTCGCCGCTCGCCTTGGCGTGGAGGTGACTGCGAAGGTGCTGTTGCGGCCAGGTGATGGTGGGAAATTCGAGCCGATCATCGGGAACCCGGGCGACGGCGCTTCGCCCTCGTGCGCGATCGTGGACGAGTACCACGAGCACCCGACGCCGGCCCTGCTCGACACGATGGAAACCGGGATCATGGCGCGAGAGCAGCCGCTGATCCTGATCATCACGACCGCGGGGCAGAACACGGCCAGTCCTTGCTACGACAAGCGCGACGAGGCGATCAAGGTTCTCGAGCGGACGACAGAGGACGAGCACCTGTTCGCGTGCATCTTTGGCATCGATCCGGGCGACGACTGGGCCGACCCGAAGTCGTTGATCAAGGCGAACCCGAACTACGGCGTGTCGGTTGACGCGGACATCCTGCAGGCCCAGCAGCGCACGGCCATGCTGAATCCGCTGCAGCAGAACAAGTTCAAGACCAAGCACTTGAACGTGTGGACCTCGGTGATGGCCGGGGTCATGAACATGCAGCAATGGGAGCTGTGCAAGGACACGGACCTTGATGAAGAGGAACTGATCGGGTCCGACTGCTGGATCGCGGCTGACCTGGCGTCGAAGATTGACCTTTGCTCAGCGCAGCGCCTGTACCGGCGCATGTCGCATGGGCTGCCCCATTACTACCTGTTCGGTCGGTATTGGCTGCCCGAGGCGGCGATCGAGGAGCCTGGGCCGAACGCGGCGCACTATGCGAAGTGGGTGAAGCAGGGATTCCTGACGCCTACAGATGGCGCGACGGTGGACTTCGAGTTGATCACCGAGACGATCATCTCGGACTGCAAGCGGCTCAACCCGCGCGAGGCGGTCTTCGACCCCTTCAACGCCGTGCAGATGATGCAGGCGGTGCAGGCAAAGAACATCGAGGCAGTCGAGTTCGTGCAGACCGCTGCCGCTTTTGCGGTGCCGCTCGACGAACTGATCGCCGCGGTGAAGGACGGACGGTTCCACCACGACGGGAACCCGATCACGACGTGGTGCATGTCGAACATGGTGGCGCGGCCCGCGAAGAAGGGGCTCGTGTCGCCGATCAAGCAGAAACCGCACCAGAAGATCGACGGCGCTATCGCGACGATCATGGCGGTGGCACGCGCATGCGTGGACGAGCCGGGGCTTGACCTCGACGACATCCTCGCGAACCCGATGGTTACCTGATGGCAAATATCGTCTACAACGCCCTCGGACGCTGGCTACGCTGGGGGGCGGATGCCCTCAGTGCGCATGCCGGCCTGCAGACGAGCGTCCCCAATGCACCGCTGGTGGAGGGAATTGCCAACATCGGCGCCGACGGCGCACTGCAGCTGGATACGGTGTGGGCATGCATCGATCGCCGCGCGACCATCATCGCGAGCCTTCCGTTCTTCACCTACGAGACGAAGGGCGCGAACAAGGTCCTCGCGCGGAGCAGCCGGCTGTATGGCCTTCTGCATGACTCGCCGAATGGCCGGATGTCGCCCTTCGACTTCTGGCGGGCGATGATGATGTACTACGACCTGCGCGGAAACGGCTATGCGCGCATCGAGCGCATCGGGGGCGAGGCTGTTGCGCTATGGCCGATGCCCGCCGATCAGGTGCAGCCCTACGTCCTGTCGGACGGCTCGATGGTGTACGAGTACCGCATCGATGGCGACATTGCGGTCTTGGCGGCATCGAACGTGCTGCACTTGAAGAACCTGGGCAACGGGACGACCGGCCTTTCGAAGCTCGAGTACATGCGGGCTACCACGGACGAGCAGGCGAAGGCGCAGGAGAGCGCGACGAAGCTCTTCTCCAGCAGCGGCAAGCCGACTGCCGTTCTGATGATCGATGCGTCGATCACGCCGAAGCAACGCGAGGAGCTGCGGAAGAACTACGGGGAGCTGGCAACGGGAACTACCCAGCGCCTGGCCGTCCTCGAGGCCAACATGAAGTACCAGCAGCTGAGCATCAGCCCGGCGGACCAGCAGCTGCTCGAAACCCGCCGTTTTGGCGTCGAGCAGATCTGCCGGTGGTTCGATGTGCCGCCCATCCTCGTGCATCACGCCCAGTCCGGCGTCTCGGCCTGGGGCAGCGGCATCGAACAGATCATCGACGGCTTTCACAAATTCACCATCGGCCCGTTGTCCGTGAACATTCAGCAGGCGGTGAAAAAACAGGTGCTCACCCCCGCACAGCGTGCGCGCTACACCGTTGAGCACAACCTCGATTCCCTTCTGCGCGGCAGCGCGAAAGATCGCGCCGAGATCGCCGCCAAGAAGGTGCAGAACGGCCTGGCGACCCGCAACGAAATGCGGCAGCTCGAGAACGAACCGCCGCTACCTGGTGGTGATGTCCTCACCGCTCAGACCAACCTCGCGCCGATCGACATGCTCGGCAAGATCAAACCCTCGGCCTCCTCGGGAGACTCGAATGCTTCTTCGCAAGACCCTCAAGCTCAGTGATGTCGATCTCAAGATGGAGGGCGATGTCGGCACGTTCGCCGGCTACGCATCGGTCTTCGGCGGCGTCGACTCCTATGGCGACACGATCATCAAGGGGGCGTTCGAGTCCACTCTGCGGGCCAATGGCAAGCCGAAGATGTTCTTCAACCACGAGTGGGGAATGCCGATCGGCAAGTACCTGACCGTGAAGGAGGACGATCACGGCCTCTATGTCGAGGGCGAGCTGACCCCGAATCTCTCGCTCAGTTCGGACGTGCGCGCTGCGATGAAGCACGGCACCCTCGACGGGCTGAGCATCGGCGGATACGTGAAGTCCGGCGACTACGACGAAACCGAAAACGGCCGGGTCATCCGCAAGTGGGCGAAGCTGCTGGAGATCTCCCCCGTGGTGTTCCCGGCCGACGGCGCAGCGCGCATCGACGGCTCGACCGTGAAATCTTTTGACCTGACCGATGCCATCGAAGGCATCGAGTCGGTTCGTGATCTCGAGAGCTTCTTGCGGGATGCAGGCGGCCTCAGCAAAGGGGCCTCCATTGCGCTGGTGGCCCGCGTCAAGAAGGTGTTCGGCTTCGTGGGGGATCCCGAAGGTGGCGCGCCTGAGGCGAAAGCCGTCGAAGAGCTTGTCGGGCGTCTCCAGCGCCTGGCCGACCTCGGCGTGTAGCGCGCATTCCGCAATCAGCAACCAGCCGCCTTCGGGCGGCTTTTTCATTTCAAAGGGTCCACATGCAATTCTCTCGTCTCACTCTGCGCGGCGTGTTCGCGCTTTCCATTGCCGCCGCCTGCGTGGTGGCGCAAGCGGCCGGCGTCGATGTGCCGGCGCTCATCAACCATTACCCGCACGTCGCCATGGGGCTCGCTGCCGTGGGCGTGATGGGCGAAATCGACATGTCGGTGGTCATGAAGGCCGTCGAGAAGGTCGAGTCCAGCATCAAGGCGATGTCCGAGAAAGCTGAGGGCGAGCTGAAGACCCTGGGCAAGGTGAGCGAGGACACGAAGACCGCGATCGAGGCCCTGGGTGTCGAGCAGCGAACGCTGGCCGATCGACTCCTCCAGATCGAACAGCGTGCCAGCAGCCTCGACAACCCGCAGTCCAAGCAGGAAGACGGCTACGGCGAGCAGTTCGTCAAGAACGCGGCTTTCGAAGGCTTCACCAAGGCCGACGCCCATGGCCGCGTGCGCCTCGAGCTCAAGAACACGGTCACGAATGCCATCGGCAACACCTTCAGCGAGCGCCGCCCGGGCCTGGTGGAAGGCGCTTTCCGCGTGTTCACCATCGAGGACCTGCTGACCAAGATCCCGACCGAGGCGCCGTCGATCGACTGGGTTCGTGAAAACGTGTTCACCAACGCCGCGGCCGAAACGGCCGAGGGTGTGGCAAAGCCGCAGTCGAGCATCACCTTCGCGCCGGGCACCATGCCGATCTCGACGGTGGCGCACTGGATCAAGATCACGCGCCAGCTCGCGAAGGACAACGCTGCGCTCGCCGCGTACATCAATCGTCGCATGATCTACGGCGTGAACTTGCGCGTCGAGAACCAGCTTCTCGTGGGCAACGGCACGGCGCCGAACATCAATGGCCTGCTGAACACGGGCAACTTCACGGCCCACGGCTACACGGCCGCCAGCCTGACCGCCGCCGGCCTGTCGAACAACCGTTTCGACCTGATCGGTACGGCGATGGGCGATGCTGCGCTGGCCGACTACCCGGCCGACGTGGTGATCCTCAACACCGGCGACTGGTGGAAGATGCGCCTCGCCAAGGACACCCAGGGCCGCTACCTGCTGGGCGAGCCCGGTTCGGCAGCCGTGCCGCAGCTCTTCGGTGCGAGCGTCGTGGCCTCCAACGCCATGACCGCGGGCAAAGTGTGGGTCGGCAACCTGGCCCAGGCGGCCACGATGTGGATCCGCGAAGGCGTGGTGGTGGAAATGTCGGACTCCGACGAGAACAACTTCCAGCTCAACCTGATCACGATCCGCGCCGAGCGCCGCTGCGCGCTGACGGTCGAGAAGCCGGCCGCCGCCCGCTACGGCGACCTCGTGCCGGCCTGATCGCCCTGGGCCGGCTTCGGCCGGCCCTTTCCCCGTCCAACCTTTCAGGAGAACGAAATGGACCTGATCCAAGTCGAGATCACCACGACCGCGCACACCCACCGCTACGGCACACTCGCCACGGGCGACATCCTGCGTACCGATGCGGCTTTCGCTCGCCACCTGGTCAAGGAAGCGCACTGCGCGCGCTACGTCAATGCGACCGACGATGTCGAGCCGCCGAAGGGTGCCGAGACCACGGTGGGCGGCCAAGCAGGCGAACAGGCCGGCGGCAACTCGAAGCCGTCCGACGGCCTCAAGGTGAGCGAGCTGATCGCCGCACTCGAGGCCAAGAAGATCCCGATCCCCGACAACGCCAAGAAGGCCGACCTGCAGGCCCTGCTGGATTCGGCGCCGCAGGCCGGCGAATGAGCGTCACGGCGCTGGCGGACGTGAAGGCGGCGCTCCGCTACATCCACAGCGCCGACGACGTGATGCTCCAGAAGCATCTGGACGCGAGTGAGGGGCAGATCTGCCGGTATCTCAACCGCGTCCAGCTGCCGACGATCCCGCAGGACTACCCGCCGTTCTTCGATGCCGATGGGGTGCCACTCCCCGAGGTGGTGGCAACGCCCTCGAATGTAGCGCCTGAGGTCTACCCAGCCGTGTGTCTGCTGGTGCAGGCCAAGGCCGACGCAGCGTCGCCGGCCGACATCGAGGCGTTGACGAAGGCTGCCGAGCAACTGGTGCGTCCGTATCGCGTTTCCATGGGGATCTGACATGCTCGCACCGCGCCTTCGGCACCGCGTCGACATTGGCGCCTTCAAGACGGTTCAAGACCAGACGGACGGAACCCAGGCGGAAAGCTGGGTGCCCGCCTTCAGCTCGGTGCCTGCGGAGATCACTCCGCTTTCCGGCTCCGAGCTGCTGTCCGCCGCCGCGGCGCAGAGCAAGGCCACCGCGCGCATCGTGATCCGCGCCGGCCTGGCGCTCGTCGAAACCATGCGGATCAAGCATGGGGACGACCTCTACAACATCGTCGCGGTCATCGACGACCCGACGTTCGCTCGGCACGTTTCGATCCTCGCCGAGAAAGGACTGCGCAATGGCTGAGATCCTGCTTCCCCACACGGGGCGCGGCAAGGAACTGCGGGAGCTGCTGTGCGAGGAGCTGGGCATCCCGGCAGGCGTGCAGTGGTTCGAGGTTCGCTTCGCGTTGCGTGAGCCGGTGTCTGTGCAGTGCGCGTTCCTTCCCCGGGTGACCGAGGCCGAGACGGAGGAGGAAGAGGGCGACGAGGAACGTGTCGACGTTTCGTCGCTCGACGACGACGGGCCGGTCTACGTGCCGGTGACCAACGCGGCGGATCTCGATGGCTGACACGCGCACCTTGAAGGGGCTTGATGATGTGCTCGACAAGCTGAGGAGCTTGCCCCCCGAAATCGCGAGCAAGAACGGCGGACCCGTAAAGGCGTCGCTGCGCAAGGGCGGCGTCGTCATCCAGAAGGCCATGAAGGCCAACATCCAGCGCGTGACGCGCGACACCGAAGCCGAGGGATTCACCAGCACGCGGGTGCTGGAAAACGCCGTGGTGGTGCGCCGTGACTCGAACCCGCAGCGCGCGGGCGCGAACGAGCGGTATCGGGTGCTGATCGCCCGAGGCCGGAAGTACGGCGACCGCAAGAACAAGAACGGCAAGCCGGTCACGGCGGTGATGACGGGGCGGTGGCTCGAGGGCGGCAGCGAGAAGCAGCCGGCCGAGCCGTGGGCCACGCCGGCCTACTTCTCGGCGCGTGAGGAAGCGCTCTCGACGGTCGAGAAGGATCTCGCCGCCGGGGTCGAAAAGGCGATCCGGAAGGTCGCGAAAGGAAAGGGCTGATGCTTCCTCTGCTGTTTCCGCTGTTCAAGGCCGCGCCGGCCGTCCTGGCCTTGATTGGCACCGGGGCCTCTGTCGACGATCCCGTGAGGGTCTACCGGCATGGCACGGCGCCGCAGGGCGTGAAGGTCCCCTATGTGACGTGGGCCGTGCCTGGCGGTGCGCCCGACAACGATCTGCAGGGCGCCGCCGCCGACTTCGCGCGCGTGCACGTCGACTGCTGGGCGGACGACGACAAGCAGGTCGAGCTGCTCGCCAACGCGGTGCGCGCGGCGCTCGAGAAGGGCGGGGTGTGCGTGGCCTTCATCGCCGACGGCCGCGACTTCGAAACCCAGCGCTTCCGCATGGGCTACGCCTTCGACTTCATCACGCCCAAGTGATTCGGGCCTCTCTCAACACCGGCCGCCTTGCGCGGCCTTTTTTCTGCCGGACCTGAACCATGGGCACTGTCATCAAGAGCCAGAAGACCGAGGCCTTCTGGGCGGCCAGCACGGGCGAGGTCATCAAGGCTACCGCGGTGTCGGGCATCGAAGGCATCGAGGGCGCTCGCGAGGCGATCGACACCTCGGACCTCGCCACGGGCGCCGACGGGACCTGCGTGGCCGGCGTCGCCAGCCCTCGGCCGGTCACGCTGTCGTTCAACGTGAAAAGGGGCGAGGTCGCGCATCGTGCGCTGCTGAAGCTGCGCGACAGCGGCGACATCGTCTCCTGGGGTATCTACAGTTCGGATGCGGCAACGCAGCCGGCGGCGATCGGAGGCGTCCTGCAGCCGGCGTCGGGCCGGGTGTCGGTCCGCTTCATGGGCTTCGTGTCCAACTTCTCGATCCGCATGCAGTCGAACGACCTCTGGCGCGGGACGATCCAGATCCAGCGTAGCGGCGGCTTCGACTACGACCTGCAGACGGCCGAGGAGGAGATCCTGTCGATGTTCGGCGATGGCTCGCAGGGCGCCTGGTTCGATCCGGCCGACATGAGCACGCTGTTCCAAGACGCCGCCGGCACCACGCCTGTTACGGCGCTCGAGCAGCCGGTTGGCCTGATGCTCGACAAGTCCGGGCGCGGCAATCATGTTTCGCAGGCTGTTGCAGCCTCGAGGCCGGTGCTGAGTGCGCGCGTCAACATGCTGCCTTCGACGGACATGTCGGTCTCGTACGTGTTTGTGGGCGGAACGCGACTGCCGGGGCTCCCAAACTACCAAGGCCAGCTCACCGCGGTGCGTTTCTCTGGTCCTTCGACGGGCCCATCGACCATGAGTCTCGTGGCGCCGGCTGCGAGCATCGCGTTCGAGATCGATGTGCTGGTGGAGCCGGGAAATTCGACGTCATTGTCGTTTCTCATTCGAAATTCGACGACAGCTACCAATCTCGGTTCGGGGTCCTTCCCAGTGGCGACTGGGGTGGTTGCCGGCGCCATAACTTCCAAAGACCTTGGAAACAACTGGCGGCGCGTGCGCATCGAACAGACGACTGGCATTTCGAAGGGTGATGGCCTCGTCGTCTATTTCGGTGCAACCAGTGCCGTTGCATCCGGGTTCAACTGGGTGGTGGATCGGCCGCAGCTCGTGGCGGGAATGGCTGTTGTGCCATTTCAAGCGATTCGCTCTGCGGCAGACTACGACACGGCAGGCTTCCCCGTGTATCTGCTGTTCGACGGGGCGAACGACTGCCTGTTCACGAGCGGCAATGTCGATCTGTCGGGCACGAACAAGATGTCTCTGATTTCCGGTGTCGGCAAGCTGAACGATGCCTCGGATGGGGTCCTTGCGGGATTGAGCGGCTCCTCCGCCAACAACGGGTCCTTCGAATTGTCGGCGCCCGGAAGCAGCGGGGCGGCGCGGTTGCAGTTCTCCTCGAAGGGGACGTTGCAAGTCGTTCCTTTCACCTCCTCGGCCGCGTTCAGTGCGCCGGTAAGTGCCGTGGTGACCTGCGTCTCCGACATCGCAGCGCCGATCGCGCTGCTGCGAGCAAACGGCGCGCAGTTGCATGCGCTGACCGCAACCCAAGGGGGCGGCCGCTTCGGCTCCTATCCACTGTTCATCGGCCGGCGCAACAACGCAGCGCTTCCCTTCAACGGGAATTTGCATGGCGTGCTGCTGATCGGGCGGCTGCTCTCAGCCAGCGAGCTGGCTGCAGCCGAAGGCTTCATGGCCGCAAGAGCCGGGGTGACCTTGTGATGCACGCCGACGTGAGGGGGCCGCCGGACACCCCATAGACCACCACCCACACCCACACCACGGGCCGCCTTGCGCGGCCCTTTTCTTTTTCTCTCCCACATCTCTCGAAAGGCAAGATCATGGGAACTGTCATGAAGACGCAGAAGACGGAGCTCTACTGGGCTTCGGGTCCGACTGCCGCAACGAAGGCCGTCGGTATTTCCGGCATCACCGGCCTGGGCGGCCCGGCCGACCAGATCGAAACCACCGATCTCGACAACCCCGAGGACAAAACGTTCGTCGGCGGCCTGGGCACGCCCGGCCAGGTCACGCTGGCGTTCAATCCGCAGCGCGTCGAGGCGACGCAGGCCTCGCTGCTGGCGCTCAAATCGAGCAAGCAGGTCGTGTCCTGGGGCGTCTACAGCTCCGACGCTGCGACGGCGCCGACGGCGGTGGCGAGCAAGCTGCAGAAGGTCACCGGCCGCGCGTCGCTGATCTTCGACGGCTTCGTCTCGGACATCACCTACGACATCTCGGGCAACAACATCTGGAAGGGGACCATCACCATCCAGCGCGCGGGCCCGGTCGTGGGTGACCTGAACACGCCATGAGCAAGTACGACGCACTGCTGGTCTCGCCCGAGATCCAAGAGCGCGAGATCACGCTCGCGGACGGCAGCAAACACAAGCTGCATTTCCGCGAGCTGTCCGCGGCGACGTACCGCAAGTTCCAGATCCGCGATGCATCCGAGGATCCGGACGAGCGCGCGGGGGCGCCGGCCTTCCTCGTCAGCGAGAGCCTGTGCGAGCCCAACGGCATGCCGGCCCTCACCTATGAGCAGGCGCTGCAGCTCAAGCCGAACCCGATGAACAAGCTGTTCCTCGAGGTGATCGCCTTGAACGGCGGGGGTGAGCGAAAAAACGCATCCGAGAGCGGGGAGAACAGTGGTTCTGGCACGTCCTCGCTCTCGCCCTCGGTGGCCGAACCATCGCCGAATGGCGCGAAGTCCTGACGGCTGCTGAGTTCCAGGACTGGATCGACTTCTACTGCGAATACCCCTTCGACGACTTCCATCGCTTCCAC